ACACTGCCGCAAGAGACGCAGAAAAAAAGACAGTTGATGCAATAAGACAAAGGGCAATGCGACCTGCTGAAAACGGTCTCTCTTCAAAAAGCTCCGCAATTTATGCAAATGGAGTTTCCTCTCTCACTCCAAAGGACAGGGAGGAAATAGCAAGACGTGCGGCAAGAGGAGAAAAAATCTCTTTTTGATGCTTACAAAAAGGAGGAATTTGAATGGCTGAAAATACACAGTTTGAAATGAATACCAATACAACCACAGGACTCTCTGCAGAAATGAAAACATATTACAGTGACTATCTTGTGGATAATGCAACACCCAATCTCGTTCACGACCAGTTCGGTCAGAAGCATCCCATACCTGCAAACGGAGGCAAGACAATCAACTTCCGTAAGTTTGTTCCCTTTAATAAGGCAACCAAGCCTCTTTCCGAAGGGGTAACTCCCAACGGCGGAAGCCTTTCGGTTACTGATGTAACATCAGAGGTAGCACAGTACGGTTACTATGTAACCCTTTCTGATATGCTTATGCTCACCTCTGTTGACAATACCCTGGTAGAAACCACAAAACTTTTGGGTTCTCAGGCAGGAAGCACTCTTGATACTGTTACAAGAGAGGTGCTTAACTCCGGTACAAATGTAATGTATGCAGGCGGAGTGGAAGAAAGAAGAGCATTGGGAGAAGAAAACAAGCTTACTGTTGAAGAGATATTCAAAGCAGCAAGAATGTTAAAGTCTCAGAATGCTCCCAAAATAGATGGAGGTTATGTTGCCATAATCCATCCTGATGTTGCCTACGACCTTATGAGGGATTCCGAGTGGATAGATGTGAATAAATATGCCAATGCGGAAACAATTTATGCCGGAGAAATCGGCAAAATCGGCGGTGTCAGATTTGTAGAGAGTACCGAGGCAAAGGTATTTACCGCAGAACCGTTGGTAGAGGGAAAGAAGACTTTTGAAGCAGGCGGATATACAGATAATGCGGGAGATGCGAACATTATAGCCGGAGTTTACAGTAAATACACTATGGGCGTAGCCGGTTTAGACACCAAATTTGCAAATGAGCTGGTTGGCAAGCGAATAAACATTGTCAATCCAATGCCGGAAGAGGGTGCAGTATCTGCTGTCTCCATGGTAATTTGCGGCGTGGATGAAAATGGATTTATCTTTTTCGATCCCAACTCTGTTCCCAAACCCCTTCCCTTTGAGCTTGACGGTGCAGAAACTATAATCTTTGGCGATGGCGGCGGTGTAGGCGGCAGAAGCGTATACTCCACCCTTGTAATGGGTGCAAATGCCTACGGTGTAACAGAGGTTACCGGCGGCGGTCTTGAACACATTGTAAAGCAGGTAGGCTCCGGCGGAACCGCAGATCCCTTGAACCAGAGAGCAACTGCAGGCTGGAAGGGTACAAAAGCGGCAGAGCTTCTTGTGGATAACTACATCGTAAGAATCGAAAGTGCCTCAACATTTGAGGGTGAAGCCAACTAAGACTATATACAGGAAAGGAATGATACTATGAGTTCAAAAACTTCAGCGGCACCAAAGACCGCAGAGCAACCCAAAAAGGTTAAGAAGATAAATGCCAAAGAATATTATAACGAGCTTGTTTCCGTCAAGTTATTTAAGGACAACAACAAGTACAAGGATGATGTTTTTGTGGCGGTAAACGGAGTGGGTATGATTGTTCCAAGAGGTGTGGAAGTAAAAATTCCCAGAAAATATGCTCTTGCTCTTGAAAACAGCGAAAAGCAGAGCAGCTTTTCCGTTGAATACCAGACCAGACTCCAGAATGAATCCTCTGCCCTTGTATAATTGAAAAGTGCAGGTGACCCATACGACATCAGACTGGAACACAATAAGGGAGGATTATCTTACATCGGATACAAGCTACAGAGAACTTAGCCGCAAATACGGAGTAAGCTACAAAAAGCTCTCTTCCCTTGCATCGTCGGAGGGCTGGTACAAAAGCAAAAAGGAGAATTCCTCATCCGTTCCATCAAGAGAGGAAAGGATTCTTGCCATAAGCGACAGGCTTCTGGATAAGATAGAAAAATCCATTGCCGAGATAGACCGCTGTATTGTAAAAAACAAGGAGCGCACAAAAACTGTGGAATACGATTACGATACAAAAAAGCCTTTGTCGGAAACCGTGGAGGAAAAAGAGGACATCCGTGTAATTGAGGGTATGATAGATAAGATGGGACTCAAACAGCTTGTTTCAACCCTGAAGGACATAAAGGATATACACCTCAGTATGCAGGGAGAGGAATCTCTTGACGAGGAAGAGGAGGGTATTATAGTGCTCAGCGAAGTAACGGAGGACAGTGAGGATGAAGAAGGAGAGGACTAAAAAAACCATATGGAAGCCCCAGAAAAAGCAGGCGGTTTTCCAGTCCCGTAATGAATATGAGGCTCTCTACGGAGGTGCGGCAGGGGGCGGCAAGTCCGATGCACTTCTTACTGAAGCACTAAGACAGGTGCATATTCCTCATTACAGAGCTTTGATACTTCGTAAGACTTACCCTCAGCTTTCGGAGCTTATAGACCGAAGCCGCCAGCTCTACAAAGCGGCATACCCAAAGGCAAGGTACAACGACAGCAAGCACTTCTGGCATTTTCCGTCGGGTGCAAAAATATATTTTGGTGCCATGCAGCACACCAAGGACAGGATAAATTATCAGGGAAAAAGATATGACTTTATTGCGTTCGACGAGCTTACTCACTTCACCTGGGAGGAATACTCGTATATGTTTTCCAGAAACCGTCCTTCCGGAAGCGGCACCAGATGTTATATAAGAGCCACCACAAATCCCGGAGGTATAGGTCACAGTTGGGTAAAGGAGAGGTTTATATCGTGCGCTCCGCCTCTCACCCCTGTTACCACACAGATGCAGGTGGCAGGTCCCGACGGCAAGATGATAGATATGGAAAGAAAGAGGATATTTGTGCCCTCTACCGTCTTTGACAATGAGGAGCTTTTAAAAAATGATCCCAACTATCTTGCCAACCTGTCACTTCTTCCGGAAAAAGAAAAAAGGGCATTGCTCTACGGTGACTGGGACAGCTTTGCGGGGCAGGTTTTTGCAGAGTGGAAAAACGATCCGGCTCATTATACGGACAGAAAATTTTCTCATGTAATACACCCGTTTCTCATACCCAAAACCTGGAAGATATACCGAGGATTTGACTTTGGTTATTCAAGACCGTTTGCTGTAGAGTGGATAGCTCTGGATCACGACGGGAGAGCATATGTGATAGCAGAACTCTACGGATGTACCGGAGTCCCAAATGAGGGGGTGCGTTATACTCCTGTTCAGATTGCCGAGGCAATAAAAAAGATGGAGGCACAGCATCCAAACTTAAAGGGCAGGAGAATACGCGGAATAGCGGATCCTGCCATTTCCAAGGCAGAAACAGGTCAGAGTATAGCAGATATGTTTTCCGGAGAGGGAGTATTTTTTGATTACGGTGACAATGAGCGGATTGCAGGAAAAATGCAGTTTCACTACCGCCTGAGCTTTGATGGCGAGGGAGTACCCATGATGTATGTGTTTGAAAACTGCGTGAACTTTATAAGGACAATTCCTGCACTTGTGTACGACAGTGTGAATGTGGAGGATATCGACTCTTCGGGAGAAGACCACATATATGACTGTGTACGTTATGTGCTTATGGAAAACCTCATAAATCCCTCACCGACATCATCATCTGCCCTGTGCAGAGATGATCCTCTCAATATGTCAAGGAACTTTACAAGATTAAATAATTATAATTTTTATACGATATAAAAGGCTATAGCAAAATGAATATTTTATATATTAATTCATTTTGCTATAGCTTCTTTTTATTCATATGAATCAAAAAATGTGCATACTTGCAATTTCCTTAAACAAGATATTTACGGACAAGGGAAAACTGGCGTAAATGCTGAATTTTTTGCTATTTGTTTTTTACATTCGACTACAATGATATAATCTACTATACCACAGAAGTGTCTGTAAAACAAGTATTTAGCGGAAATTTATCCCTTTTGTACAAAGAAAACTTTTGAAATGTCCGTCAAAATTGTAGTCAACAGAAAGGATGTGTCGTTATGGCTCGCAGAGGCGAAAATGTTTATAAGCGTAAAGATGGTCGTTACGAGGGCAGATACATAAAGTATTATGATATTTCAGGTAAGGCTGTCTATGGATATATTTATTCTAAAAGCTATGCAGAAATTAAAGAAAAGCTCGCGCAATGTAAAACTGAAAAAAGGCAGACAAAATCAAGTTCAAATGTAAAATTAAGTGATTGGCTTATAAGTTGGATAAATACGCAAGGTGCAATAAAAGACACAACAAAAAGAGTTTATCAAAGTCATATAAAAAACAGTATTATGCCTTACATCGGAAATATACCATTAAAAAAGTTAAATGTGGATATTCTTCAAGAATTTATAAACGAGTTAGAATTGTCTGCTGCAACAATTAAAACAGTATTTACAATATTGAAATCGTCTTTGGAATGTGCGGAAGATAAGGGGTTTATAATGAACATTTGGAGTAAAGTTAAATTACCACAAAAGGAAAAGTCAATAGTTCGGGTACTAAGCGTTACAGAACAGCAACAGCTCGAAAGCTACCTGACAAATAAAACAGACATTGGCATTTTGATTTCTTTATATACAGGGCTTCGTATCGGTGAGGTATGTGCTTTGAAATGGTGTGATATTAACTTTGAAAATAATACCTTGACAGTTAACGGAACACAGGCAAGAACAGAAAAAGGTATAGAAATCATATCACCAAAAAGCAAATCATCAAAGCGAGAA